ATAACCTAAACCACCTAAAGCTTCTTTTAAAGACTCTGCTCTTTGTTTTTTAATCTCTTTTTCTGCGTATTCATCGTAACCTTTACTTGCTCCGCCGATTGCTCCTGCTAAGATTCCCCAGCCTCTGCCGCCTAGTTTTTGCATAATTAAAAACCTCCTGTTTGAATCATTCTCGGTTTAGTTTGAATTGTAGCTAAGTTAGTGCCATGTGTATCTTGCCTGCCAGCTTGATCTTTTAAGCCACCATACATAAATTCAGCAGAAGCAGGATCAGTAAAGCCGCCGTAAGCAGTTGGCGAAACAATACCAGAAGTTAAACTGCTAAATCCGCCTGAACCTAATTGAGCTCCAGCACCAAGTAAATTTCTAAACGCTTGCCCTCTGCGTGAGGTACGAGCGTTTAATATATCTTGTCTCATTCCTGCTTGGCTTGCTTCTAAATCTACTATGTTTCTGCTTAATGGGTCAAATGCTCCACGTTGTAAGGCTTGATTAGATAAGCTAGAAGAACTAAACCCACGTTGCGTTAAGTCGCCCATTGTCCTTTGGAGATCATCTCTTAAAGTTTCTTGAACTCTTCTTCTCCCTGATGTATATTGTGCATCTAAATCTGCTTGATCTTGAGCCGTTAAGCCTTCTTGATCCATTGACCCAGTAAGATTAGAAAAATAATCTCTTAAATTTTGTTTGTAATCTAATGCACCTTTAACATCTTCACCGATTAAAGAAGTTAAATCTCCCATCTCGCCAAAAATATCACCAGTATTTTCTATACCTTGATTTCTTAATTGATCTGACGGAGTTGTCAGAAATGGGTCTGTTTCACTTGGTACATATTTTCCAGTGGCAGGATCATATTTATAGCCGCCACCAGTCAAGGCTTCTTTAACTAAACCTCTGCCTCCTGCTTTTAGTTCACCTTTTCTAAATCTTTCAATAAAAGCTTTTTTTTCAGCTTCAGTTTTTCCAGCTAAAGCTTCTGAATCATAAATAGCTCTAATCTTATCATCTTGTCTTTGTTTTCTTGTTTGTGGGGTTAAGCTCCCAATTCTAACGCCTGAGCCAGAAGTTACGCCACCCCTAAGGATATCGCTTCCTTTTCTAAAGCCTTGATTGATATCGTTGCGACCCTTGTTTATGTCGTCTCCTGTAATTCCTGATGAATATTGCGGAGTTGCCGCATCGATAGCACCCTTAATAGCATCACCTGCTATAGAAGCAATAGGTGCTATTGCCGCAGGAGCTATTGTCTTAACATTTCCCAAAGAATTGGCAACTGTAGCAGCTTTTCCGCCACCGCCACCACCACCAGAACTGCCTTTTTTAGCCATATATATTAAGTATAATCCTACTCTTTACCTATGGTTTGAAAATCTATAACAATGGAGTCTATGATGACATCTTCGGTATCAGAAGTATGCTCAATGAATAACTTTAAATACTTGCCCGTTGGATTCGCTGGAGTAAACTTTTTAGATACAATTGGCAGCCCTGCACTAGATAGCCAAATATCAACACCCCATTCAGCCTCACCCCAAAAGCTATTTGGTAATGCAGGAATTTGAACATCCTCGGAACCAGAAGCCCCATTCTCCCAAGTATGCTTTACTTTTATTGTTGTGCCGCTAGAAGAGCGTGCATTAATTGTAATATTCGTTATTTGTTTAGTATTGTTTGGTTGCCCAAAATCTAATGTTGCCAATTGATATATAGACTTAATCGGGTTTCCGTTGAAATTAAAGCCTTTGTTTGTTTGTAAAAATGACTTATCAGTTACTATAACTAATTCATTGGTAACCCTATCTAAATAAAATGACCTTAGTTTTAATATGTTTTCGTCTTCGTCAAACTCTTTAATTAAACTCCACGTCTCGCTACTAGGTTGATCTCCATAGCTTAATACTAAAGCTTGGTCAGGATAACGCTTCGTTGTTTTACTTGGAAACCAAAACTGCAATTCACCCTTTAAAGGAAAGTTAATCAATCTTCCTCTTGTGAAAACTTCATTGTCATATTGCTGCAAAAGAGGGAATATCTTGTGCGTTAAACCAAAAGGTTTAGCGTCTTGGAAATTATCGGTACTTGATAGCTGAAAAATTCGCCCTTGATTACTTACAAAATAATGGTCATTATCACCCTTAGCCTGAACTAAATATTTGCTTAAACACCCTAGCTCACTATTTAAAACTTCAAAAGAAAAATGAGGTTGAGGATAAGCCGTGCCAGGCGGATTAATCCCCTGCACTACTACAATTTGATTATCACAATAAACAATTAAATTTTTGTTTGATAAAACCTTTAAGGCTACAGTAGGTCTAACTACGGGCATATCAACAAAGAAAGCAATATCAAAAGCTAACGGATCATTAGAAGAAAAGTTTGATATATCCCCAATCTTGGAAACATATAATCTACGTGGATTGCGAGCATCTCCACCTAACCATATTCTATTTGCATGAAATGCTGCTACCGAAGGAAAGCCTACGGTACTAGCGGTTGGATTAGTTGCCGTGGCATAGGGGCTTTCGTCTAAATTCCCAGAAGCATTATTATCATTTGTATAAACAGGCGGCCATGCAACTGTAGTTACTGTTTTTTTATAAATATATCTTGGTGCATTAGCTCCATCAACTAAAAAATATCCACCGTTAGCTTCTACTCCAATCGGCTCACCAATGCTATGTAACCCAGTCCCTATTAATTCATAAGCCCCAGATACAGGATTAATTAAATAAATATTCGGATAACTAACCCCAATGATTGAATAGTTTAAATCATCATCAGTGTATACATCCACATAATCCCAGCTAATATGACTAGGGAAAGAAAACTCAAAAAGGTTTTCAAAGCCGTTAATCTTTTGCAACCCTGTCTGTGTAACAATTTCAAAGTTATAAGCCCTTGGTGTTTCGTTTAAAGGTAAAGCAATTTCAGCATCACGGAGATTTAAACCACCGCTAAAATCATTTATTAGTAGGGTTTGTGTGGCTTCTACCAATTACTTACCCCTTCTAAATTTATTATAAAATCGTGGATCTACGCCTTGCGGTGTTGGGGTTTCATCTTTTAAGATTTGCCCCGTTCCCATATCCATAAAATAATTTCCTACCCAATCCCTATTTGGCATTCCTTCTTTCCAATATTTAGACTGCTTAGAGAAAGTCTCATGGTTAGGTAATTTATATTCATCAGTGAAGTGCATTTGATTGTCATAAGCACTAACGTCTTGATTCGATTTGCCTTTTAAAACTTCATTTTCAAAATAACCTTGCATGTCATAGTCGTTAGAAATCGGAACATCAAAAGCCTTAGCCCATGTATCAAAAAGATATTTTTTTATTTCATCTCTTTTGTTTACCAATTCCTGTCCCTTGATCTAACCCTAAATTTTCTGCGACCTTTAACTTTTAAATTAAATTTGTTTTTAATAATCGCCTTATTCAATGCCTCTTTTGCATCCATATCCAAAAGCTGTCTCCATTCAGGATCACCTTTAGTTTTTCTTAACCATGCGTGAGTCGCTAAAACTAAAGCCCTTTGAAAGCTAGTAGGGAAAATAATGTTACCCGATATATTACTTGCCGTAATTCTAAGCATTTCATAGTTATAAAAAGCCTGAACGGTATAAGCCGCATCAGGAATAGGAACTAAATTAACTACTCCCTCATCAATGTAATAATAAAGTGGTCTACCTTGGTCAGTATTAACAAACTCTAGTTCTTTACCCTCTGTCTTAGAACGAGGTAAAATCTCAGAATAGTTTTCCCCTGCTTCCACTAAAACTAATTTAGTTATTAGTTGAGGATCCCAGCCCCCCGTTGGAGCTATTAAAATACCATTGCCTAGTGTAGCTGTTAGATTCTCTACGGGATTATAAAAATCATAATCAGAAGAAGATTCTAAAACCCACTGTACCGCTTGATTTACTGCTTGAATACCTTTTAAAGCATTACCGCTTGTCGCAGTCGTTGCTTCAATTAAAGGGATTGGAGAATCAGCCTCCAACCCCCTAGCATCATTGAGTAAATTAAGATACGTTACTACCAAGTTCTTGCTCTTTCTCCAGTTGCCCTGAAATCATTGATTGCAATTCTCCACGATCTCTATTTTGTTTTTTTGTTTTTTGAGCCGCAGGCATCGCATCTCTTATCGTTTGAGTTTTTTTATCATCGTAATAACTCTTAAGCAATAGTTTCAACCCTAACTCTTCTGCCTCTTGCGATGATTCAGCTTCAATAAGTTCTCTTTCTTTGATAGCTCCCATTAACTGCTCATACTCTTGCTGAGTCAGAACATACTCGCCACCGTCAGAAGATAACTTTCTACGTTTTAAAGCATTTTCAAATTCACCCATTTTGACTAATTCTTTAATTAACCATAAAGGGAAATGCCAATTCTTTTGATGACCCCAGTTTTGAATCATAATATCGGCAATATCAGGCTCATACCAAATTACTTGATCTGGTTGAGTTTGATTGAGTTTATAAAATTTTAATAATCTTAAAAACGCTTGGTGCATTGGCGTATAATCTATTTCATCACCATCTCTTTCTATAAGACCAAAGTAACGGTTAGATGGAACTCTCCATACTGGATTAGTCGTCCAATTCTTTTCTTTTAAATTTGGAACACCTCTGTAAACTATTTCTTTAAATTCAGGCGAGCTTGCTATAAAACCGCACTCATCCCCAAAGCCTAAACGTAGTGGAGTCGTATACTCTCCCTCTTGAACTACAATCCTCTCTAATAAACCTGTTGCGGGGTGTGGTTTATTATAATGACGCTTCATGTCCCCATCGTATATTTGAGCACCAGCTAATACTAAAAATGGCATATCTTCTCCTTTCTTTTCTTTAATGCTATTGTTATATTGTTAAGCAAGAAAAGAGAGAGGGTTTCCCCTCTCTTTTTTGTTAGATAACCACTAAGTTATTTCTGTAGCCTAGAGTCCATGGAGCTTTTACACATTCTGTAAAAGTAGTACCGTATTTTTGCTTGATTCCATCACCATCCTCAAACGGATTGCCAACTTTCTCAAACATTCTCATTACGTTGATTTGGATTACATCATTTACAGCAGGAACATAGAACACTTCATTGTCGCCAACGCCGTCAGAAACAAGAGCGTTTAATTTACATCCATTAACAAGCATGTGATACGCTTGAGATGAACCTAAACCGCCATCAGCATTTTGAGCGTTTTCCCTTTGGAAACGAACTTGAGATTGAAGAGCAGATAAACCATTCTCAGATACATACATATCAATGTTTGTTAGGTCAGTTGGTCTAGTAAATACTTTAGGACCTTGTAATGCTCCACGATCTCTAAGAGCGATTACGTCTGCTTCTACTGTAGCCTCAGTTAAACTTGCACTACCACCAGTAACAGTGTATCCACCAGAGTTCTCAATGTAAAACTTAAGACCACCAGCTTGAGCACCAATACCAGCAGTTCTAGTGAAACCATCTGCCGTTAATGGGTTTGAACCTTCTAAACGAATATCTTTTAATGCTTTTCTTTCTAACATTCTGATAATCGTTGGAAGTAAGTTTTCTTCTTGATTGCTAAAATCTAATTCATTGATACCAGCATAATTAAATTTACCATTAGCTACTGGACCAGCGATTTGAATATCATGGAAGAAATTTGAGTAGAAGTTAAAATCAGATCCCGCTAGAGAAATGTCATTATTTGCCCCAAAACCATCACCAATCTCGCCCGCTCTATCTGTAAATAGTTGAGTACCAATTGCTAAAGTTGCTGGATCAGCATAACCACTTAAAAGCTGAATGGTTAAGCTCGTAAAAGCCCCGTTCGCACCAGTTACTAACCATTTTGCAGAACCAGATTGATTAACTAATCTTGTTATACCAGGCTTAATTTCTACGTCAAACGGATTAGCTCTTGTTGGAGCAGCTACCGTGAACGTTGTTCCACCTGCTGAATAACTTCCTGTTAAAGTTAATACGCCCCTTGAAATTGCTTGTTGAAACCATTGAACTTTGGAACCCATTTTGCTAACGGTTGCCATGTGCTTCATCAAGAAAGGTGCTCTAACTCCAGAGGTTTTAATGATGTCCGATTGGACATCTTCCATATACGTTCTTGCATCATTGATTGAAAGAACACTGTTTATTGGGTTTACCATTTGTGAAATATCTCCTTAGACTTGCCCCTTTCTTAAGGGGTACATCTAAAGTATATTTCTGTTTTATTTATTCAAATTTAAGCCCATCTCTCTAGCCTTAACCGCCATCTGATAAGTTAATTTCCCTTCTTGCTTTGCTCTTGTATATTCTTTTTGAAAGTTTATTCTTTCTACTGCATTAAGACTTGAAGGCTTAACTGCTGTACCAATTGCTCCAGCCTTAGTTTCCTGTGGAGTACCACCTTTTTCAAATTTCTTTAAAACAGATACAAACTTTTTAGCATGTTCTTTCCCTATGCGTT